TAATAACCAAAACTTTCATTGTCATTCACCTTTGTTTAATAATGACATACAAGCATCATAGACCTGATCTACAGTTATAGAACCGTTAGCCTCTTCACAATGAGAACATAAAATTTTCATACCACAAGGTGTGTCTGGATGTTCATAGTAAAGGTTTACATTTCCCTCATAACTCATAACATTCGGGTGTAGCAACCCACCCATTATATTTACACAAGGAATATTCATACCAGAAAGAACGTGAATATAGAGTCCATCAAACGAAACACCTAGTTTACTGGATTCTAAACAAGCAAGGTTTAATCGTATATCCGGAACCTCGATGTTGATTGCGTTTCGTAGTTCTGGTTCTTGAAAATTACCGCCTGGTAAAAATCGAACAACCTGTATATGTTCACTGAGTCGATCAACCAGTTGTTGAAATTTATCGAACCCCCAGTTTTTATTTTCGTTAAAGAAGGTGTTTTTATAATCCGGATTGACTACTATCCAGTTTTTATTTACCTTATGTAATCTTAAAATCTGTTCAGCCTGATTCCTTTCCCTATCGGAAAATTTTAATTTGAAACGTTTTGGTTTGTAGTCTCTGAACTTTACTTTGGTATCAGTCTGTTTATCAATATAATACTTTACTGGTGATTGTGCGCCAGAGGCATCATCCCTTCGGTTGACACTGATTACACCGATACCTTCAGTCTTTGTCAAAAAGTCTACATTGTCGAATAGTACTGACCAACCAGAACCACCAACTGGGCGGACTTTCATCCCAGTCTTCTTGTGAATTTTTTCTGCTTCACCCAGAAACATCAGATCATCACCAAACCCCATAATCAATAATCCTTGTGTGATTTATATTCAGTGATGTTTGATCCACTCAACTCGTTGATAATTTTTTTCACTCTTGCTCTTTCGTCATTAAACATATAAACACTTCTAGCTAGGAGAATGAAATCCTCATCAAACAATTTGTTTCTTTCGTGTTCACGTTTTCCGTCTTCAATAACCCAACAAGACTCGTTTATTGATTTTAAAACGTTTACCATCAATCGGACGGGTTCAGGTAAGTTTTCAGGAATGTTAGATTCAAGTATTTCTAATTCTTTCTTGGCACTATCAATTCCGTGATCAACCTTTATCTGTAGTATCGTGATTTTATCAAACAATTCACCAATACTAATTTCTGCCTCAATCATTTAGTTTCTTCTCTCAATATCATCTTCTTCACACTTATCACCATACTGTACCTCTAATATATGACAAGGTGAATTACCAATGTTCTTTGCTTGGTGCCAAGTATTCTTTGGAATGACAAAACTGTCGTGTGTTTTTAATATGTGCAACTCGACGGTTTTTCTTTCCGTTTTCAACTGAAGTTCACCGTGAAGAATGTACCAATGTTCTGCTCGATGGAAATGCCGTTGATCACTCAACGACTTACCAGGCTCTACAATCAGTTCTTTTACTTTTGTATTGGGATACTTTAAAAGAACTTTCCAGTACCCCCAGTCTCTTACTTTACTATCTAACATAAATGTCTTTCAATAATTGATCGACATTCTCTCCACGATTAGGTAACTTATCTTTCAGGAAAAAATGAACGAAATGTGCGTCACGAATTTTAGATTCATCAATAGCAGTATACAACGAATTGTATCTCCAGTCAAGGTGTTTCGTTTTTATTTTTTCTTTCTTGATCCACCAGTTCAACAAAGTCTGATCAGTTGACCATTTCCAAGCCCCTTCACCGTCAACAAACCTTTTGAATTCATATCGGTTAAGAAACTGTTGAGGGGTCTGACCTTTAAGGTACTTCTCAAAAGATTTGTTCATTACCATCAAACCCATATTGAAAAACTCAGCCCCGGCATCATTCCACTTCCAGTCAACATCTGCTAGTGTCGAATACTGCATCTTGGTGTAGTTAACTAGTTTGTGTTTATACCATTGTTGGATTGGTGCTTCCCTTTCACACATAGCTGCGAAATCATAGTCAGTATTAGAAATTTCTTTAAAGATGTTTGGTGCAGAATCTTTGATAAAAATATCTGCATCTACAATGGCAATTTGATCGTAGTCTTTGAAGTACGAGAATGCATTCTCTTTCTCGTAGATAGGAAGGTATCCCCCATACTTCATATAAGATTCTTGAGATCTATTCGTACTGAAGATATCGGGTTTGATTCTTAAAATAGGTTGTGTTTGAACAACGTGATCGATGTCGTATTTTTCACAATACTTTTTTACCGAATCTATACACGCATCATATAGTTTAAATTTTTTACCGCCGACGTAAACTTGGTAAATCAAACGTTTCATCATATTTGTCCACATCTTTCATCGTATTTTTTGTAAGCTTTGAGGAAGTGTATTTCCTTTCTGATCTATACTTATCGTTTCTTTTTTTCTTGTTTTTCGGATCGAATCTCGAATATTTTGCCATTATTTTTTCCAAAATTTTCCTTGAATCAATTTCACAATCACAACCAAAGGGTTGAATGAATACTTATAAGTCCAATCATATTTCGCATAATCAGTCTTATAGGTTTCAAGTGTACACCATTTACGTTTCCAATTGTCAACGTAAAGTCCCTTATAATTTAGAATTGCGTGTCCACCACCGTTCACAGTAACATAACATATTTTGAACTGGTATGTCAACAGCATCCACAAAAATTTAAATCGACTTTGATCAGCAAGCAACCAAGCAATAGTCAAAGCATAGTCTTCACAATCACCTTCATCTTTTTCCGCATTGACATCTAGAACCCTCCAGTAATCAGAGGCGTTGTATTGTACCGTATCGTACTCATACTCAAAAAGATTGTTCACTTTTTCTACTGCTTGGTGCTTGTCCATTATATTAACTCTCCGATTTTAAGAGTGTCCAGATGCCCCAGGCTAATCCAGCCCAAGCGAGCAACTTTGCTACTCCGCCAAATAAAATAACTGAACCACATACCGCAATCAATACACCGCCATCCCAAGAGGTTCTTTCACCTAAAAGTTTTCCTAAGTGTTTCATATTGCCTCCAATCGACTCATTAGTCGTTCTGCTCGGTTAGTTACTTGACGATACCATTTTGAGTCACGCCCTTCTACTGCCGCAGTCTTCCAGTCACCGTTTCTAGCTGCAGCACAGAATTTCTTAAAACCCGTTAATCGTGGTCTACCCATATTGAACATCATATTGACAATCACTTGTTGCGCTTCTTCGGGAAAACTATCAAAGTCTTCAAACAGAACATTGCATTCAGAAACAGCAATGTCCAAATCCTTTTCGAAGGCTTCCCATACACGTTCTTCTGACACAGGTGTGTCGAAGGCCTGTCCCCATTCGGGATCTTCATTCGTAATTAAGTGACCCACACCAAATGTGTGATAACCGAGATGATCAGCATAGACCTTGTACTCTACGCCTTCATCTATTTTTAGTGTCTCAAACACTTCCTCTCTGTTCATTTAATTTCTCCGTTATATCTTTTGAACAATAACTTTTGGTACAATTTCTTTTATCATCGATAAAGTTTCATTGTGAACACTAATCATAGTTAAGTCATTAAATTTGTATGCATGAAATTCCACATCAAGTATATCTATAATATCTAAAGAACCGTTATTTTTCATATGATTTAAAACCTGATATTCAGCACCTTCTATGTCCATTTTTAAATAAATTTCACCAGCCGGTAAAGATTTTAAATACTCATCGAAATTTATAGCGTTGACAATGGTGGGGTTTGTATAATCTACCCCGCCGGTAGTTTTTCCCTGTACTATTGTAGAACCTTGAGGATTTTTTGCCTTGTTGATAGTACTAAAATAAAATTCTAAATTTTTATCTTCTATCCAAACAGCTTTATCGTGTAAAAAAATGTTTTCATCTTCAGGTAATTCTTCTTTCAGTTTTTTAGCTAAAGATGGGTGTGCTTCAAATAAATGATACTCGTCATAATGTCCATACCAAGGCGTAAAATATTCTATATCATTTAATCCACAATAAACTAATATTTTCACAGTTTACATACCACCTTCTGATAACCTTGTCATTGTTCCATTGAGATTATCCAATGTTGCTAGAAGTTCATCATAACGTGCGATTTGTTCTAGTTCCTTTTCCAACGTCTCCATAAAATCGCCGTGTTCGGCAACACCCACCGGATTCGTCACAAAAGTTTCCCAATTTGCCACGTGGTATGCACGTTTGCCTTCTAGGTATTGTTTCATTGCTTGTCTAATGTGTAAAGTCATTTTATTTCCATCCATTCTTTTGTCATTATGTAGTCCCTAACAAAATCGCTACGAACAATATCTTCCCAACCAAAAGACACTATACTGAAATGTCTCATATTTCTGAGTATCTCTAAAAAGGTATTCACACCTTTCTTATCTTTTTCTTGTTTAAAATCTGATTGATGATAGTCACCACAAAAAATGATTTTTGTGGCCTGTCCAATCCTTGTGATCACAGAATCTAATTCGTGAAAGTTTAGGTTCTGCATTTCATCAACAACAATAATACAGTTGTCGTATGTCACGCCTCTTATATATGAGGTCGAATCAAAAGAGATATATCCATTATGAACTAACTTCTCGTATGCTTTCACATCATTAAATAATTCTGTACAGATGGCACGATAAGGCCCAGTAAATGCATTGAGTTTATCTTCGAGTGTGCCTGGCAAATACCCCACTTCTCGTGTGGGGACAACGCTTCGAATGATCTGCACCGTTTCATATGGTGTAGATTTATCCATCACTTCTTCGAGTGCGAGATACAATGCGAGAAATGTTTTTCCAGTACCAGCAGTGCCAGTGAGAGCGAGATGATCACCTTCTCTCCAAGATAAAAAAGCTTCTCTTTGTTTATCTGTAATGGGATCGACGGTAATCAAATGATCCAAACGGATATTCATTTGTTCAGATTGTTTTTGTTGCTTCATACCTTGATGGTGTTACTTGCGCCCGAACCTTTCTTGATAGCTTTCAGATGATCTTTCCATGCATCTGAAGTTTTGGATAAAGACGATGTTGTAGTTCGAACAATGTTCATCGCTTTAAGATGCACTTGTTCCCATTCACCAGATTCTACCATTTCCTCTTTTTCGGAGATCGATAGAATCATTTCTTTAACCTCACCTGTCTTGGTGTTCTTCATATCATACGTCGGCATCTATTTCACTTTCTCCAGGCGGTAATGTTTTGTCTCTTCGAGCAATAACAGTATAACCTACTCGGTAATTGCTATGTTCAACAATAACCCAATTTTGATCGATCTCAGTTATGTATTTAGCGATTACTGGAAACAGACCAAAACTTCTTTTGAAATCCGCAGTGTCGTGAAACGCAATATACTTAGTGATTTTAGGAGCGTGCAATAGTAATTCTTTTTGAAGGTGTGCTGGATTATGTAAAGAATCAATGTGTAACATTTCATACTCACCTTGCGCGGTTACACGATCAGCACTTGAGGCTTGAATAAAACTAAAATCTATACCGTTTTCTTCTGCATATTTTTCGAACAATGGTAAATAAGGTCCAACGTTTCTATTTACATCAACGCCACACACTTTAGTTTTATTAGTTGTCAATGTCATCAGTGCCAAACTCATTCCCTGATTTACGCCGAGTTCTTTGATAGATGTACATTTACTAGCATACTTCACGAGATTTGGATGATGATAAAAACCTCCGCCGCCAAGTTTCTCTTTATAAATTTCAACAAACTCTTGTAAATCTTTTGCACTGGTGCAGTCAACATCACTTTTCATAATTATCTTCCTATTGTGTTAATCCCTATAAGGCACCCCGAAGGGTGCCCGTTAGATAAGGATCACCCCCTTGCGACTTGTTGTATGGCAGCTTCTAAGAATGCTTGTTTTTTCTGCATTCTATATGCCGCCTCCGATTTCCCTTTTTTATTTAACTTATGGATATAATGTCCAAGTTCTCTAGAATCTTTTTTTAGTCTTTCAATTTGATTTGCTACCATAGGCAACTCCTGTTCTAGTTAATGGGGAATTATAATCAAGCTGGGATTAAGTCTGGTAGGGCCTCCTTAACTAATTTTTCTGTTAATCCTTTCACGGGTGACTTTTTGTTTATCATCGATACTAGTATTTTAGCATCTTCTGGATGAACTGATTCGCAAATTTCAATGAACATCTTTTCTCTTTTAATGGTATTGAGATTATCACTCTCACGCAAACCTTTTACGAAATATTTAAATTTCATATGTTGTTTGAGTAAAGTAGAAGGATATGATTCTTCTTTATTGGGAGTGTAGGGTACTGTACCCGATGGTAGATTCCATTGAATATTAGGATCAAAGGTGCCTTGCAGAACATCTCTTACAGGCATTATATTATTTTCTTGTAGAACGTTAATTTTATCTTTTCTTGTTTTTGCTGAAGATACTTTATTCAGTATCTCATATACTTCCAATTTTCTCATACTAATAGCCATGCATTTTCCTTGGCGCGTTAAGCTTCATTATA